GTAAAGTTGGAATGAAGGCATTGGGCGGTGGTCTCAGTATCGCGGCATTTGCTTCTAATATCATGGATGCGTATAAATCTTATGAAAAAGGTGATTACACAAATATGGCATTATCTGGAGGTGCCGCAGCATCTAATTTGGTTCCTGGGATACCCGGCGCAGCACTCTCAGTAGGCACAAGTGGCTATCAAGCATGGCGTAACAGTCAAAAGGCTGAACCTCCTGCTGCTAATGAAAGTATACGTGCATTATTAAACCGCTTATCGTTAATTGAACGAACCGAAATTAATGAAAGTATTCGTAACACAAAAATATTAGAAAATTATCGAATAGATGAAAATTATCGAATAGATGAAAATTATCGAATAGATGAAGATTTAAAAGATTGGGCTGAACAAGCTGGTTTACTGGGGTTAGTAGCCAAATATGGTAACAAAGCCAATCGTGTTATTGCGTGCATACAGATGTCATGGGACGCATATAATCAAATTAAGGATTTGCCTAAACCTGACGCAACTGATCCCACGGCTGTTGCAAATTATCGTTCTAGAATTGGAAAAATAATTGGTACAATCGTCGGTAAATTTGGTATATACGCTGCTGGGTCTGCGATAGGCGCTATGATAGGTGGAATTGCTGGTAGCCCCGGTGGTTTACTATCTATAGCTACTGGTTTATTGGGCGGCGTAGCCGGTGGTATGGCAGCAGATGCTATTTGGGGTGATGATGCAGAGAAATTTGTCGATTGGGTGGTAGATCAAATATATCCCGAAGGGGCCGAAGCCACAGATGCGCAGTCCGATGATCCTAGTGAGTTGGATGGAGCACCTCGTAGTGCAGATGTCAACAACGATGATGATGAAGATGATGAAGATGATGAAGATGAATCTTCTAATACAGGCGTAGTAACGCCCCAAGATCAAGAAGAAGTTGTTTCCTTGTTACAATCTGCATTGGGAAGAGCTGGGTTTACGGTAGACCTTAGTGGTAAATTGGGTGACGATACAATAGCAGCAATACAATCTTTCAAGGATAGTGAAGGTCTAGCAACTGATGCTGAGGCCATTGCTAAATTATTGAATATCCCATTAACTCAAAAAAATACAGTAAAAGAATCCATCGATTATAATAAATTATCTGATGTTGATAAAATGTCGTATCTAGTATCAAAAATATCATTGCTTGAATCCTACTCACAAATAGATGAGGGCCCTACACTTCCGGGTATGAAATTCTTACCCTTCGGGACGGCGAATGCTAAAAACATAGCAACCACTGTATTGGGTAAAACTCCTATGTTTAAGAATGAGCTAGGACAATCAGTTGAATTACTTGGGAAGACTGGTAAAAAGTTTGTGCGTCTACCGCCACCTAATGATCATCTTTACAGTGATGGTGATATAACATTAAATGCAAGGCAAATACAAAAAAGACTTACCACAGCAGAACAAAATGCCGCTAAACAGTCTGCAATTGCAGTTCAACCAGGGGACACTTTTACTGTTCCGAAAGCACCCGGTCGTCCAGAACAGACATATACCAAAGGTAAAGATGGTATATGGAGATATGAAGATGCTTCTGGTAAAAAAATGAAAGTTAAGCAAGGTAGCAATCACGAGAGAGAAATAGAAGATGCAGCCAAAGCACAAAAATTTACTGCTACCAAGGGTAAAACAGGTAAAACAGATAAAACAGATAGTACCAAAGCAGGCACTGCCGATGCAGTAAGTAAACCTAGTCTCCCAAAACGATTAGCTGGATTGATATTTGATAAAAAATTCTTGGCAATTGATGCTGCATTAGCAGCTCTAGGATATAGTTATGTGAATGGCAATCTCAAAAGTATTGCAAATAAAATAACGGATCTCTTACCAGGTAGCGAAGACAATAAGCAGGATGTTCCACCGGAATTACTTGCCTTAGCTAAACAAATTAAAGATTTAATTAAAGAACATGGAACAGATACTGACCCAGTTTGGGTTGCAGCAAAGAAACGAGCTGAAGCAATATTAACTAAATTAGGTATTCCCGTAGATCCTGCACCGGCCGAACCTAAGCCCGTTGCACCCGTTGCACCTGCTGCGACAACACCTAAGCCAGTTGCCCCACCGCCCTCGCCGACAGTAACGGACCCTGTTGCCCCACCTCAAGGCGCACAACCAGCACCAATTCAAACAACTAATACCCAAGCACCGGCTAATAACGGGCCCTGGCCACCGGGTAGTCCACAAGCAGCCGCTTACTCTAAGTTAAGTCCTGCAGATCAAAAATGGCTGGGCGGCGCAGATCCGACAGATCCTTATATATTGTCAAGATCACCAAATAAAGGACGCCCTCCCGGTAGTCTAGAACCAATTGTGGCGACTCCCTCGAATCGAAACAACACACTCAATGGCGTCGCCCCCGGCGGATAATATTCGACCTGATAAATGTAATACAAATTACATAAATTAGTCATTTTCACCCCATAATAGAGTAATAACTCCAGTTAATAGTAAATATCAGCACGAGCCATTATCCAAGGAGAGAATATGACATCGAAATTTGAACAGTTAATCGAATATGTGATTAACGATGACAACGAAAAAGCCCACGAGCTTTTCCATAATATCGTAGTTGAGAAATCGCGCGAAATTTATGAAAACCTAATGAACGAAGAGGACATGGAAGAAGAAGATATCGAAGAAGGTATGGACGAAACTTCTGGTGACTCTAGTCAAGACATGATGCGCGAAGTCGAAACAGACCAAAGCGGCATGATGGAAGATGAAGAAGAAGAAGGTGAAGAGGAATCTGGCGACTTTGGTGACGAAGAAGAACCAGAAGACGACATGGGCGACGACATGGGCGACGACGACATGGGCGACGATGATGGTAATGAAACTGAACATGATATCGAAGATCGCGTAGTTGACCTCGAAGACAAACTTGACGAATTAATGGCTGAATTTGAAGAACTCATGGGCGACCAAAAAGGTGGCGACATGGGTCATGACGATTTTGACATGGAACCAGCAGATGGTGAAGTGGGCGGTGACGCTTATGCTGACGATGATACATCAGAATTTGATGAAGAAGACATGGGCATGGGCATGATGGAAAATGTTAGTTTAGATAAAGTTGCTCCACCAAAACACGGTGACAACGGTGCTAATCACAGATCAACTACAGCATTTAACTCAGGCGCACACGGTATGCAGGGTAAGCCAGTACGCAATGTATCCACTGAATCAAATCCAGATGGTACCGCAGCTTATCGTGCTCCAAACAGCTATGTTGACAAAGGCCGTGGTGATTTACCAGGTGCAGGAAAGTTTAAAAACACGCCGGCAAAGGGTGGAGCAAATTCTAAATTAGCCCCAGCACCTAAGCCACATTTAGCCCAGGCAACTGGCGTTAATACAAAAACACCTTTTCCAAAAGGTTAATAGATAGATATGGCTCGTAACACATATCTCAAAGAACATCTAAGCTTCACTCAGGCTCGAGTAGTCCTCGAAACTGAGGAAGCCAAAGATGGCGGCAAAACTCTTTACATGAAGGGTATTTGTATTGAGGGCGGCGTAAGAAACGCTAATGAACGTGTATATCCTGTCAACGAAATAGCCAATGCAGTAGACACCATCAACGAACAAATTAAATCAGGTCATTCTGTACTAGGTGAAGTAGATCACCCAGATGATTTGAAAATTAATTTAGATCGTGTATCACATATGATTGAAGGTATGTGGATGGAAGGTCCTTGCGGTTATGGCAAATTAAAGATATTACCAACTCCCATGGGACAACTGGTTAAAACCATGTTGGACTCGGGCGTTAAACTAGGGGTTAGTAGTCGTGGATCAGGAAATGTCAACGACCACAACGGACATGTCAGTGATTTTGAAATCGTCACTGTCGATGTAGTTGCTCAGCCATCGGCGCCAAATGCATATCCAAAAGCAATTTACGAAGGCTTGTTAAATCACGCCGGCGGACAAAAGTTATTGGAAATGTTTAAGGATCCGGCTAAAAGCAACAAAGCACAGAAATACGTATCAAATGAAGTACTTCGTTTAATACGTGGTCTGAAGATCGAAGGAAAATAATATGCTAGACGCATTGAAACCGTTACTAGATAGCGAGTTTGTAACTGAGGAAGCGAAAGCAGAAATCAACGAAGCCTGGGAAGCCAGAATTGTTGAAGCCAAGGAACAAGCCCGTGCAGAACTCCGCGAAGAGTTTGCACAACGTTATGAACATGACAAACAAGTGATGGTGGAAGCCCTGGATCGCATGGTATCAGAAAGTCTTATCGCAGAAGTTCAACAGTTAAAAGCTGAAAAAGCTCAATTAGCTGAAGATCGTGTCAAATTCCAACGTAAAATTAAAGAGGACGCTAACAAGTTTAACAACTTTATGGTGTCTAAATTAGCGGAAGAAATTGGCGAACTGCGTAGAGATCGCAAAACACATAACGAAGGCCTAACTAAGTTGGAAGGCTTTATCGTTCATGCGTTGGCACGTGAAATCCGTGAATTCCAAGAAGATAAACGTGATGTAGTTGAAACTAAGGTTCGCCTAGTTCAAAACGCACGTCATCAATTGGAATCACTAAAACATCGTTTCGTAAAAGAATCTGCTGAAAAGATGTCACGTTCTGTATCCCAGCATCTCAGAGCTGAACTTGGACAATTGAAAGAAGACATTAAAATTGCTCGTGAGAACAATTTTGGTCGACGTATTTTTGAAGCATACTCAGCAGAATTTGGTGCTACTCACTTAAATGAGAAAGCAGAAGTTCGTAAATTGCATGATATGATTGCTTTCAAAGATCAAAAGATTGCCGAAGCCATCAAATTCGCTAAGAAAGCAACTGTCTTAGTCGAATCCAAGGAACGTGAAGTACGCATCCTACAAGAATCCAATGTACGTACACGTACTATGGAAGAATTGCTTAATCCTCTGAACGAAGAAAAAGCAGAAGTTATGCGTAATTTACTTGAAAGCGTTCAAACAAGTCGTTTGAAGTCAGCTTTTGAAAAGTATCCACCAGCCGTTTTAGAAAACCGTTCGGCAAAAGCTACTAAACCAGCATTTACTGAACAATTGACCGAAGCAACTGGCGATAAATCTGCCCGTGTCCAAGAACAAGAAGACGAAAACGAAAGTAATGTCATTGATCTTAAGCGGTTGGCAGGGCTGTAATAAAGAAAAAAGGAGACTTAAATGTCACAAGCGTTATTAGAAAGCCGTTGGGGCGAGACAAAAGATGCATTGCTAGAAGGCCTAGGCGGCTCAAAGCGCAATTCAATGTCGGTAATCCTCGAAAACACCCGTAAGTATTTGAAAGAAAATGCTACATCGGGCTCAACATCGTCAGGCAACATCGCCACATTAAACCGTGTGATTCTGCCAGTTATTCGACGTGTGATGCCAACCGTTATCGCTAACGAGTTGGTTGGTGTACAACCAATGACTGGACCTGTATCACAGATCCATACATTACGTGTACGTTATGCTCAGTCATTGACTGACAATAGTTTAGCTGCAACAAGCGTAACAGCTGGTCAAGAAGCCCTGAGCCCATTTACCATCGCTACAGCTTACTCAACAGTCCCCCAAGGTACTACTACTGCTACTGCTTATACCGGTAACAATACAGCTACAATGGAAGGTACTGGCGGTAAACAAATCAGTATCCAAATCTTGAAACAAGCTGTCGAAGCAAAGACACGTAAGTTACAAGCTCGTTGGACATTTGAATCAGCTCAAGATGCTCAAGCTATGCATGGTATCGACGTTGAAGCAGAAATTATGGCTGCTTTGGCTCAAGAAATCACAGCTGAAATTGACCAGGAAATCCTGTTGTCATTAAGCTCATTGGCTGCAACTGAGTACACATACAACCAAGCTACAGTATCAGGTACTGCTACATTCGTTGGTGATGAACACGCTGCTTTAGCTGTTCTGATCAATCGTGTTGCTAACTTGATCGCCCAACGCACACGTCGTGGCGCTGGTAACTGGGCCGTTGTTTCAAGTGCTGCTTTAACAGTACTACAATCTGCAACAACATCAGCTTTTGCTCGTACAACAGAAGGAACATTTGAAGCTCCTACAAACACTAAGTTTGTTGGTACATTAAATGGTTCATTACGTGTATTCGTAAACAGCTATGCTCCAGATA